ACACACGAGCGGCGATGCGCTGATATTGGCACCGCTGGCCGTGACGGCTCAAACTGTAGCCGAGGGCGCTAAGTTTGGCATCGAGATAACGCAGTGCCGCAGCCAGAAGGACGTGCGGCCCGGCGTTAATGTCGCCAACTACGACATGCTGAAGCACTTCGACGCTGGTCACTTCGACGCTATCGTACTGGACGAGTCGAGCATCCTGAAGAACTTCACCGGGGCAACTCGGCGGCTACTGCAAGACTCGTTTGCCAACACGCCATATAAGCTGTGTTGCTCGGCTACGCCGTCGCCAAACGACCACATGGAGCTCGGGAACCACTCTGAGTTCCTGGACATCATGAGTGGCGGGCAGATGCTTATGCGGTGGTTTCTAAACGACACGATGAAGGCGGGCGGCTACCGGCTCAAGGGACACGCTGAGGCCGACTACTGGCGGTGGGTGGCGTCTTGGTCGGTGTGCATGGAAAAGCCGTCAGACCTTGGGTTTTCCGATGACGGGTGGGTGATGCCAGCGCTCAATATCCACGAGGAGATCGTCTCCGTCGATCAATCCATCAACGCCAACGGCCAACTGTTCCGGGTGGCGGACGTATCGGCGACGGGACTGCATCGGGAGATGCGGCTGACGGCACCAGCGCGGGCCGCGCGCGTTGCCGAGATCATCGGCGACTCGAAGGAGCCGTGGTGTATCTGGTGCAATACCAACTACGAGGCCGACGAACTGATGCGTGTGATCGACGGCGCTATCGAGGTGCGCGGCGATGAGCGCACGGAGGCGAAGGAAGAAAAGCTCCTCGGGTTCACGAACGGCGCGTTCCAGCGTATCGTCACAAAGCCATCAATCGCCGGTTTTGGCATGAACTGGCAACACTGCAATAAGCACATCTTTTGCGGGCTGTCCTACTCCTACGAACAGTTCTACCAGGCCGTGCGCCGGTCGTGGCGGTTCGGGCAAACGCGGCCGGTTGACGCCTACATGGTCATCGCGGAGACCGAAGGCCCCGTCCTCAAAACGATCCGCGAAAAGCAAAAGAAGCACGAAGAAATGAAAGCGGCCATGGTTCACGCGATGGCGGCAATTCAAAACGGTACAGGGCGGCGTCAGCTTGCCTCTGCTGTTGGCACAAAACAGATGAATCTTCCGAGGTGGATCTAATGAACGTGATTTTAGACGAGCGGCACGGCCGCAACTGGGCGCTCTACAACGGCGACTGCTGCGAAGTCATCAAGGGCATCCCTGACGAGTCGGTAGACCTGACGGTGTTTTCGCCGCCGTTTTCCAGCCTGTACATGTACTCGGATTCCGAGGCCGATATGGGGAACTGCGCGAGTGATGAGGAGTTCTTCGCGCACTTCGGATTCCTCGCGCCGGAACTGCTTCGCGTGACGACAACGGGGCGGCTGTGCGTGATGCACGTCAAAGACCTGCCGACGTATCGGAATAGCGACGGGGCCAGCGGTCTGCGGGACTTTCCCGGTCAGTGCATCGTCGCCATGGAGAGGGCCGGGTGGACGTTTCATAGCCGGGTGACGGTGTGGAAGTGCCCGGCCACTGAGCGGGAGCGGACAAACAACAACGGGCTCCTGCATAAGACCGTGATGCGCGACTCTTCGCAGATCCGGCAGGGAATGGCGGACTACGTGCTGGCGTTCCGCAAGACACCGCCCGGCGACAATCTCAGCACGAAGCCGATCGAGCGGCCGAATGGGTTCGAGCGGTACATTGGCGACGCCGCGCAAGATCCGCGCGAAACTGACCAACACCCGTCAAAGTACGCCCGCAAAGGCCGCGACGGGCGGACAAGCGTGGAGATTTGGCGGCGGTACGCGGAGCCAGTGTGGTGGGACATCGACCAGACGGACGTGCTCAACTTCCGCATCGCCCGCGATGAAAAGGACGAAAAGCACATCTGCCCGCTGCAGCTCGGGTTGATTCGCCGATGTCTGGAGTTGTGGTCATCGCCGGGAGATGTCGTGCTGTCTCCGTTCGCTGGTGTTGGCTCGGAGGGGTTTGTCGCGCTGGACGAGGGCCGCAAGTTCATCGGTATCGAGCTTAAGCCGGGTTACTTTTCGACGGCTGTAAAGCACCTGGAAAGCGCGGAGGCGTATGCCGGTGCTCAGGGAGGGCTATTCGATGCCATTGACTGACAACCCCATCGCCACCGCCCAGCGAGAACAGCGGGAAGCGGCGGCGCGGTACATCGCGGACGGGCACCCACTGGCCGAGTTGGGCATGGGCGACTGGTTTGCTGAGGAGTTTCTACTCACGCAGGAGGACCAATCATGACCCGCCCCTGGGCCCTAGCCGAATCCCGCCTGATAGCCGAGCGGGTGATGGAGTGGCAGGTGTTTGAGTTCAACGGGCGGCTCTGGCTTACCGACCCAACCCAGCGGCCCAAGTGGCTGTGGGATTGCTCTATCCCCGACTGGCCGCGCGATCCTGCCGCCGCGGCGATGGCGCTGGCCGCGATTCAGATGGACGGCTGGATTGTGGAGAAATCGTTTTGGACTGCCGCCAGTCATACGTTTTGCGTGATGCTACTGCATCCAACCGACAAAATACGAGCCGAGGGCAATTCGGCGAAGTGGGGCGAGGCTGTGATGCTGGCGGTTTTGGCGGCGGTGGAGGGGTGAGGCCGCCCGACGTCGAACTCGTCGTGCTTGGCGTGCCGGGGCCGCAAGGCTCGAAGCGGCACGTAGGCGGCGGGCGCATGATCGAATCGTCAAAGAAGGTTGCCCCATGGCGCGATTCCGTGGCTTGGGCTGCGCGGGAGGCGATGGCGGGCCGGCCACCGATTGACGGGCCGGTGCGGTGCCAGATGGTGTTCGTATTTCCGCGGCCGAAGTCCCGCAAGCGGACGGCGCTGCATGACCGCAAGCCGGATCTGTCCAAGCTCATCCGGTCAACAGAAGACGCGCTGACCACGGGAGGGGCCTGGGCGGACGACGCGCGGGTAGTGGAGTACGTGGAGACTTCGAAGCAATACGCTGATGCGTTTCTGTGTGGCATTGCCAGCGGGGCCGTGGTGCGGATTTGGCGGGCCGACGTATGACCATCCTCGACCAACTCAAGCGCGCCTGCGCCGTGCTGGTGCGCCAGAAGAATCACCAGGTGTGGCGGCTGCCCAACGGGCGGCGATACGTGATGGCGACAACGCCCAGCGATGGGCGGGCAGGTAGGAATTAGGAGGCCGTGTTAAAGCGGCTGATGCGGGCGAAGTAGACGGAAAGAGGGAGTTAATGACGCGATTTGAGAGAGTGGCGGTGGAAATCACCAAAGGCGTCGCTGTCGATAAGCAAACGGCGATAGCCATGAAAGGCGGAGAGGCGTACACTCCGCCACAAGAAAGCGATCAGCCGACGTATTACGCACCTCCGCCGCTGCGGACGGTGCCTATCGACCCATCGTTTACCGACCTGACCGGGAATAAATTCGGGCGGCTGATCGTGCTGGGTTTGGCAGCCGCCGGGTTAGACGGGAAGAAAACCAGATGGGCGTGCCGTTGCACCTGTGGAAAGTACTCTACCCATCGACCGTCCGCGCTGTTAGCCGGAAATGAGGACCGGTGCCACGATTGCGCTATCAAGCGCATGGCAACAGATGGCATCGGCGGGCGCTGTGTCGTGTGCGGCGGGCTCGCTCGGTTTATGCCCTATTGCGGCAAGTGCGGGAAAACGCGCGGGCGGGAAGCACCTAGCGTTACGCAGATTGTGCTGAAAGGAGGCGTATAATGGCACGCGCCCGTAACATCAAGCCAGGATTTTTCGAGAGCGACGACCCGGCAAAAGTCGGCTATCCGCAGCGCCTACTGTGGATCGCCATGTGGACGCTGGCAGACAAAGAAGGCCGCCTGGAGTACCGCCCGACGCGGCTCAAAAAGTACGCCTTTGGCTTCGATCCGGCGACAGTGGAAGACGTCGCGCAGTGGGTTCACGACCTCCACGACGCCGGGCTGATCGTCCTTTATCCTGTCGGTTCGGTCGAGGTGATCCAGTGCGTCAACTTCCTGAAACACCAGCGGCCGCATTATAAGGACCCGGAAAGCGAGTTTCCGCCGCCATCAGGCCAAATCAATGATAGGCCAATGATAGAGCAAAATCCCAGGATTCCCCAGGATTTGCCTCTATCATACGTCAATGATAGGCCGATTCCCCAAAGTTCCCCAGGATTCCCCAGGATTCCCCAGGATTTGGGCCTATCATCGACCGATGATAAGCCGATCATAGACGATTTCCCCAAAGTTCCCCAGGATTTGCCTCTATCATTGGCCGATGATAGACGATTTCCCCAAAGTTCCCTAGGAATTGCCTCTATGATAGGGGGGGTTCCCGGTATGAATGTGGAATGTAGAATGTTGAATGTGGAAGGGGGAAGGGGGAATGGCGCGCTGACGCCCGCCCCGCCCCCGCCGCAGCAACTACACATCGACGATAGCGGGCCAGACCCCGACGAACTTTTCCAGACGGCGGCGAAGTTCGCATGTGAGCACCTGCCGGCGGGTGGCGATGTCGGCATGACCGCGGCGGCGATGCGTATGCAGTTCCAGAACTCTGGCCCGAAATACGACTGGAGCGCGGCGGCATTCTGCCTTGCTTATACGGCAGCCGTGCGGAAGTGGCGCATCGCCTACGACACCAACGCCGATCTGAAGCCGAAAGAGGCGCAATGGTGGACAAGGGACGGCAAACATGACCAAATACCATCGGCACCACGGGCGCCGCGAAGGTTTGGGCCGGTGGACTTGAAGGCCGGGCTGGAGGTGGACGATGAGCTGTAACCGCGGCACGGCCACTGCCCAGCTCAACCGCATGTCGAATCTCCAGGGGTTCGGCTTCATGGCGCCGGAGACGTTCACCTCGCTCATTGACGTTCTCGCCAGCCATTCCGACGACGCGGCGCACGCTCGGGCGGCGGTGGATCTCATATTGGGCCGCAAATCGCTTCCAACGGGGCCGCAAGACATCGCGGACGCGCTGAACGAGGCGAAGCATGGGCAGCCGGTCAACGAGGCACCTCGGGCAAATACGGGAGGGTGCGGGCGGGTGATCGAAGGGCTGACGTATTGGGACTACGATCCCAACTCGCCCGGGCTTGAAAAGATCCACCACCCGGCACGATGCGCAGGTGGAGAAATCCGCGTCACGAAGTGGGTACGCGTTCAGGGCATGGTGGACGAGCATGGCAACCAGCTCAAGCAGCCGTACCACTTCCGCGGGAAATGTCGCTGCGCTGGGGGCACGCTATGAGCGAAGAGGACGAAGAGTTGCTGTACGCTCGGTTGACGACAATGCGTAGGGAAATAAAGGAGTTACGACGACACAGCAATCTGATGCAACGCATCTTAGCGGACCAATCGGCGACGATGGCTGCGCTGTGGGAAGCGCTACGGGTTGCGACGGCGAAGAAAATATTCCACGTGAGGCTTGACACTGTAAAAAAAAAATAGCGTAATGGGAATAAGCCGT